CGAAGGATTAGGATTCACCGCCACCTTCGCAAAAACGGGCGCAGCAGCTGACGCAATCGAACTCGTAAAAGCAGGCGCGTACGACTCGGTTAGCGTTGGTGCTGTCCCCGTAAAGTTTAAGTACGACAAGAGCGGCGTAATGGTCGTATCCCAAGCTGATCTAATCGAGATTAGTTTGGTTGCTCAGCCAGCATTCAAGGATGCTGTAATCACAGAAATCGCTGCATCAGAACCTGAAGATGCAACCGAACCCACCCCAACAGATTCCGAGGAGGAACCAGAAGTGGCAACACAAGAAAACCCAGCGGTTGAGGTCGAGGCTTCAATCATCCCAACTACCCCCATCTATGCAAATGCAAAGCGTGAGTTCAAGCTTCCGTCAGCATCTGAGTACATCGCAACCTTCATTCGCGGTGGCCATGACTGGGCACAAATGAATGACAACATCCGCGCTGCCGCGCCAGATGTGGTTACCAGTGATATTCCAGGCGTAATCCCGACGCCAATCGTGGCTCCTATCTTCAACTCGTTTGTAGGTTCAAGGCCTCTTGTGGATGCAACATCAGTACGCGCAATGCCCCAGGGTGGTGCCATCTTCATCAGACCAGTGGTCTCGGTCCACAACAGCGTGGGCACTGCTACGCAAAACACGACCATCACAGCATCACAGTTTGAAATCAACGATGTACAAATCACCAAGACAATCCAAGGTGGCTATGTAGAAATCTCAGAAGCTTCGCTTGACTGGTCTCAACCAGAAGTCCTTGGCGCTCTTCTAGATGACATGGCTCGTGTCTATGCTGATCGTACGGACTTGCTCGCTTGCTCTGAATTGCAGACTGGTACAACCAACAGCAACAACTTTGCAAACGCATCAATCGCAGACCCTGCATATTGGGTCGAGTGGATGTACACCGCAGCTGCAGACATCCTCACAGGCTCAAATGGCAACCTGCCATCAATCCTGGCTGTGTCTCCAAATGTGTGGAAGTTAATGGGCAGCCTCAGCGATACAGCTGACCGCCCACTCTTCCCACAGGTAGGCCCAATGAACGCTTACGGTTCACTCAACGCAGCAAGCACCACAGGCGCATTTGCCTTCGGTCTCCGCGTAGTGGTTGACCGCAACCTCACATCAGCTGGCATGACCATCCTTGACCCTCGTGCCCTCGAGAACTGGGAAACCCCTAAGGGCGCAATCAGCGTTGAACAGCCTTCACAGCTTTCACGCCAAATTGCATTCAGAGGGTACTGGGCATCGAAGCTCATCGACCCAACACTCAGCATCAAGGCTGCATTCGTCTGATAAAGACGAACTAGAAAGACTGCAAGACCATGGCTGTATTTAACCTCGCATTTCATACGCGGTTAGACAACTATGCCGTCTTGCAGACTTTTGTAGATACGGACATACAACCTCAAGATTCGGTGGTGGTGGCAGGAGCTGATCATGGCTTCAGTGGCACTCAGACTGTCATCTCCACCGAGCCTTATGAGTTCACAGGCGTATCTGAAGAGGGTGACCTTCTCTTTGATTATCAGGTCATCATCCCCAACCAGTTCATCTACAAGAATACCGGCACTGACTACACACGCTCAGTAGCTACTGGCACAGTTACTTTCACGCCCAGCCCAAGTTGGATTGTCAGCGCGGATGTCACCAGCTGGCTTGGCATTGAGGTGGCTACCGCCAATGACACCGCATTCATCGCTGTATGCGTTTCTGCGGCCAACAGTTGGGCATTTAGGAAGCGTAGGGAGGCAGGTTATACAGACAGCCTCTCGAGCGCTCCTGACGGGGCATCGAAATTGGGCACAGTAATGTATGCCGCAATGCAGTACCGCTCGCGCGGTGCCGTAGATGGCTATTCAAGCTTTGATTCCATGGGCATGGGCACACCAACCATGTCACTTGGTCAAATCATGCAGCTCCTGGGCTGTGGCAGGCCTCAGGTCGCGTAATGGCTGCAACGGGCATTCTCTACGAAGCAGTAAACGCAACTAAGACTGCACTCACAGCTCTGGGCCTCAAGCCTGTCACTGACCCGCGCAACGCACGCCCTCTATCAGTAATGATTGAGCTACCCACCCTTGATGCTTTCACTTACAATGTCGGAGACATCAGGCTTGTCATTCGCGTACTTGCTGGGCCACCAGGCAACCAAGATTCTGGGGACTACCTCATGACAACCGTTGACACAATTATGAACTCACCAATCGCCATAGTGGATGGAAGGCCATCTCTCGCTTCATACGGCGAGCAGATGCTTCCTTGCTATGACATGACCGTTGCCGTAGCAGTGCGGCGCAACTAACAAAAAGGAGCCACCAATGGCAACAACAACATTCCTATCCAACGCAACTATTGGAATCACCCAAGGTGTTACAACCACGGATTTATCCGATCAGGCAAACGCTTGTGTCATCACCATTGGCCAGGACAGCCTTGAGTCAACTGCCTTCGGGGACACAGGTCACCGCTTCGTTGGAGGCCTTCAATCAGTGGAAGTGAGCATCACATTCTTCCTCAGCTACGGCGCTACCGAAGTAGAAGCAATCCTTGCATCATGCGTAGGCACTGGCACGACAGTCCTGACTATCTCACCATCTGGTGCAACCGAATCAGCTACGAACCCTGAGTATGTGATCACCAACTGCATGCTGGCATCCTTCACGCCAATCAACTCCACAGTGGGCGAGCTCGCTACCGTAGAGGCTTCCTTTACTGGCGGCACCTGGGTACGCGACATCACCGCACCATAAACAAGAAATCACATCATGCAACTCACGCTCAAAGTCACAACAGACCAAACCACATACGAAGTCAAAACAAACCTATATGTCATCATTGCCTGGGAACGAAAGTTCAAACAAAAAGCCTCCAACCTTGCCTCTGGCGTAGGTCTCGAGGACTTGGCATTCATGGCATTTGAGGCTTGCAAAGTACACGGCATTTCAGTGCCGGCAGTCTTTGATGACTATGTGAAGCGCCTGGTCAATATTGAAGTGGTAACGGATGAACCCACAAACCCCACCAGCGAGGCACCTACTCACGATCTCTAGCAGAACTGCTGGTTGAGACTGGGTGGTGGCCTCCACAAATACCATTCGAAATGCAAGACATGAACACAGTCATTGATGTGATTAACAAATCGAGGCGCAAGTGACAGCTACGGCATCCGTTGAAATTGTGGGCGCTAAAGAGGCCATCAAAGCTTTGAGCAAGATTGACAAAGACCTGCGCAAACAGTTCAACGCTGACGCTAAACAAATAGCGCAACCGCTTATTACTCTTGCTGCATCTCGATACCCAGATGCCCCATTGTCTGGAATGAATCGCAACTGGACACAGGGCAACAAGAAACTCTTTCCCTATACCAAAGCCAAAGCTGTCAAAGGTCTAAAGGTCAAGTTCTCTACTCGCCGCAACGATGCCAATGTCATTTATGTCACTCAGTCAGACCCTGGTGCAGTAGTGCTTGAAGTCGCTGGTCGTGGCAAGGCAACCTTGCTATCTGAAAACCTGTCAGCGCGCACCAGTCGCATTCTGTGGCCATCAGCAGAGCAAGCCCTGCCTTCCATACAGGCTGAGCTGAGAGCGCTAGTGTTGCGAGTAATCGCTACCGTAAATGAGGGCATGAAGTAATGGCTATCAACATCCCAATCATCTCTGAATTTGACGGTTCTGGAATTTCTAAGGCCGTGGCGCAGTTCAAGCAGCTGGAGACCAGTGGCCAGAAGGCCCAGTTTGCAATCAAGAAGGCAGCAGTCCCAGCAGGGCTTGCCTTAGCAGGTTTGGCTGTCGCTCTTGGTGATGCCGCTAAGGGTGCTATCGAGGATGACGCTGCACAGCAGAAACTGGCCTTGACACTTCGCAACACCACTGGCGCTACTGATGCACAGATCACAGCCAATGAGAGCTGGATTAGTACCCAAGGTAAATTGCTCGGAATTTCGGATGATGAGTTAAGACCTGCGCTTGCTCGACTTGTCACCCAAACTCATGATGTCACCAAAGCTCAAGAGCTTGCTTCTTTGGCAATGGATGTGTCGGCTGGTACAGGCAAAAATCTAAACACGGTTACCGAAGCACTTGCAAAGGCTGCAGCTGGTTCCACCACAGCATTAGGCAAACTGTCACCTGAGCTGAAGCAAATGGAGAAAGATGGCGCGTCAGCAGATGAGATGATGGCTGCACTTTCTGGCACTTTCATGGACCAGGCAAGCACCGCTGCCGGCACTGCTGAAGGACAATTCAAGCGGCTCTCGGTTGGCCTCGCTGAAACTAAAGAGACCATAGGCGCTGCACTTCTGCCAGTGATTGAAGCCGCCCTACCAGTTCTTCAGGCCATGGGCCAATGGGCACAGGACAACACCACAATCTTCCTAGTCGTAGCTGGAGCCATTGGTGGTATTGCAGCTGCCGTGGTTATCGCTAACGCAGCCATCACCGCCTGGGGCGTAGCCACCACAGTCTTCACAGGCATTCAGGCAGCCTTCAACGCTGTAATGGCCGCCAACCCAGTAGTCCTGCTAGCCATTGCCATCGCTGCCTTAGTCGTGGGCCTAGTCATTGCATACAAGAAGTTCGATGCTTTCCGCAACATTGTTGATGCAGTGTTCGGTGCCATCAAGACAGGCATCAAGGGCGGCATGGATGCCATCACTGGATACTTGACTTTTGTGATGGGAGTCTATAAAGGCATCTTTAACGCCATTGGCAAGCTGTGGAACAACACAATCGGCAAACTCAAGTTCAAGATTCCAGACTGGGTGCCAGGTATCGGAGGCAACGGCTTCGAGGTTCCAGACATCCCTATGCTGGCAAACGGAGGCATCGTTAGCTCGCCCACCCTGGCTCTTATTGGGGAGCGCGGCCCAGAGGCTGTAATCCCTCTTGACCGAATGGGCAGTATGGGCGGAGGCATGAACATCACAGTTCAGGCTGGCCTTGTGAGTACGCCAGACCAGATGGGCCAGTTAATCATTGAGAGTATTCAGCGAGCCCAAAGGCGCAGTGGTCAGGTGTTTGCAGCTGCATGAGTACACCAACTATCCAGGTCATGGTGGGCTTCCAAAGCACCACAGGCTTCGGTACCCCATTCCTCCTGAATGATGCCTTCTACGGCGTGCTGAACACGGCTGGAAGGGGAACGCTGGGCGGTGTCACAATGGTTGACCTCACCAGCATCGTTGAATCTGTCAACATCACACGCGGAAGGTCACGGCAACTAGATCAGTTCAATGCCGGCACTGCCACAATCGCCTTCGACAACTCGAGCCAAATCTTGAACCCCAGCAACACCTCAAGCCCGTACTATCCATTCGTGCTCCCTCGGTGCCCTGTTCAGGTGCTTGCCAACGGCGTGCCTATCTACACGGGTTTGGTTACCGATTGGAACCTTGATTACGACATCAGCAACGAAGACATGATGTATGCATCCTGCTCTGATCAGTTCACAGTGCTCGCCAACCAAGCGCTCAATGCTGTGACACCATCTGCAGAAGCTTCAGGGACACGAATTAATACGGTGCTCAGTTACTCCGAGATTAACTATCAAGGCGCTCGAGCCATAGATACTGGGTCTTCTACATTGGGCGCGTACGCCATCAGCCAAGACACCAATGTTCTTAACTATCTACAACAGATCAACACCAGTGAGCAGGGCTACCTCTTTATGAGCGCCAACGGCACCCTCACCTTTAAGGGCAGGTCAAGTGTTCTCAACCCAGTGGCTGGGGCTATCTTCAACACTGATGGCACTGGTCTGCCCTATCAGACTCTTGTTAATCAGTATGGCGATGAACTTCTTTACAATTACATAATTACCCAGAGCCCTGCTGGAGCTGTGCAAACCACCAGCAACGCCACCAGCATTGCTTTATATCAAGCCCAGCAGTACGCCCTTACAGATTTGCTAAACAGCACCACCTCTGAAGTGGCTGGTCTAGGTAACTATTTGCTGGGCAAGTATCAGAACCCAGTTCTTAGATTTACTGGTTTATCAACTCAAATGGCAGCATTGTCAACAGCTAATCAGAACATTGTGCTTGGCCTTGACCTCACCAGCATCTGCACAGTCGTGAAGAACTTTGTTACTGGCACTCCAGCAACCGAGACACAAACCTTGATTGTCTCTGGGGTCAGCCATAACATCACTCCTGGCTCACACATAGTCTCATTTACATTTGAAAGCACAGATGGAAATCAGTACCTCACACTTGACAATGCAATATTCGGAACCCTTGACAACAACCTTCTAAGTTTCTAAAGGAGACAAACAACATGGCAATTTCACCCAACGACACCTTCACATCTGGCCAGATTTTAACGGCTCAGGAATGTAACCAGTTCCCTTTCGGCATAGTCGCTTTTACGCAATCAACCTCATCAGACACGTTCACAACTGCTGAGAAAGTAATGCTTACCTCATCAAGTTTTACGGCTATCGCTAACAGGTATTACAAAGTGACGTATTACGAACCGAAACAATTGTCAAGTGCTGGAACTTCAGAATCAGAAGCGCGCATCAGGCTGACAAACATCTCTGGAGCGGTACAGCAGACAGGATATATCGGGACAGGAAGCGTTGTGCAACAGTCCCAAATAGTTGAGGTTATTACAACCTTTGCAGCAGGCGCAACAACTGTTTGTGCAACCCAAACCGCAGCGACTGGCACAACAACATTGGCTCGCAGTGCAACTGTTAAAGCGTTTATTATGGTTGAGGACATTGGGCCTGCATGATGCGAAAAAGCCTGATTCTATTGGTCATTTGTGCATCGCTCACTGCTTGCGCAGACCGTGAACGCCTCAACTGCCGACCTACCAAAAACAAAGCCCTACGCGGCGTAACCGAAACAATCACCCCAACAACACCAGCACCGCGATACGGCACAGGAGGCAAATGCGTATGAAACCACAAAACAGACTAAGCAACGAAGAAATCAAAGCGCGACTCATATTTATCGTTGCCATCGGATTAACACTTGCGTTTCTTGTTTCCATCTTGGCTCTGCTCTTCGGATTGCTATTTGTAACACAACCGCTAGATGTCTCAGAGAATGACAAATCTGCCTGGGCAGTATTATCACCAATGCTGGCCACACTCACAGGGGGGCTTCTAGGAGTTCTCGCAGGCAACGGCCTTAAAGACAAACCGAAAGACCCACCACAACCATGAGCAAATACACCGGCACCTCTGATGGCGTAGCCACAGCTAAACGACCAGGCACAGAACGCTTCGTGCTTCTCTGCAACAAAAGATGGGGCTTCAAGAATCTGGGCACTTGGGTGGTGCGAGACATCAAAGGCAAGCCAGGCTCCATGAGCGTTCACAGCACCGCAAGGGCACTAGACACTTCCTACGGCACAAACAAGGCAGCAGGCAAAGAGGCCATTCTGTGGTTTGTGCAACATGCAGCTGCCCTTGGTCTTGAGGAGGTTCATGATTATTCAGGGATCACCAAGAAGGGCTGTGAGACCTGGGGGCGTGGATGGCGTATTGGCAGGGGCTGGAAGGATTGGACAGCCGAAGACAACGGTGGCTCACAAAAAGGCACTTGGATACATTGCGAACTTGCACCCAAGTATGCTGACATGTCGCCTGGAGACTATGAAGCCGTATGGCGTAGTGTCCCCAAGCCATAAGAACTCCCAGCTCGTTTGAGCGTGGCTGGGGCTAGGTGGTGGGTTTCTTTGTTTCCATTGGGAAATCCACCACTGACTTCGCCCTTTGTGTATAGTGACATCTAGTCACTCAAATGACTCCAACCACAAAGGAAACACAACATGCCCAAAATCATCTTCGATATGCCGTTTGACATGCCACTATTCAGGTCTTCAGACCCTGACACCTCACGCCAGATAAAACCAATCAGCATTAACAGCCACCGTGGCATCCTTCTAGCTATTTACGCTGGAAACATCAGCGGTCTCACAGACGAAGAGGCAGCCTCCATAGCCGCTTCTCGAGGTCACACCATAAACGGCTACTGGAAGCGCTGTGCAGATTTACGCAACCAAGGTCTCATCCAGGACTTAGGCATCAGACGCGAGCTCTCAACGGGCTCTCAGGGCATGGTATGTGCCATAACGCGCTTTGGTCTTGACATCGCTACGGGCTGTTATGACTGACACCCAGTTCATATACAGTTTCATCATGGGATGGGTCAGTTGCTGGCTTTTCCTCAAAATGATGGCCAACCGACCATGAGCCAAGAACCTCCCCATTGGGGCTATACCGTTCTACGCTCTAAAGACAAACTATTCATGGTTCAAATCTTCACAGATTTATCCACAGGCCTGATTGAATACTCACAGGTGTGCCAGCGTGCACAGTCCTGGCATTCATGGGGGCCGCCAACAGAACTGGACAAGTGCTGAAACTCATCATGGCTCTCACGCTCATCTTCTCTTTATCCACCCCAGCCCACGCAAGTGCAGCTGCACAATCCTGCCCCAAATGGGAGCCCTTACTGGCCAAGCATTTCCCTGCCAAGGTCGTGCCGGAATTGTCACGAATCGCCTACCGCGAATCCAGATGCAATCCCTCAAGCCTTTCACCAGTGCGCAAATCCACAGGCCGCCCAGATGTCGGGCTTCTTCAGATTCAAGGCTCATGGGCTACTGTGACACGCGCTGTCTGTAAGAAACCAGATGTGATCAAAGCACTGCTAGACCCCCAATGCAATGTCAAGGTTGCTCGATACCTTTACAAGAATGGCGGCCTAGGTCACTGGCGTGCCACCTCAGGAAAATAACAAAGGAAACAAATGGAAACATCAACGGGCGAGCTAATCGCCAAACTAACTAACCTAAGCCATAATCTGGCGCTCGAGCTTCGCTTTAAGGAATCGAGCCTTGTGCTTGAAGCCGTGGGTGCGCTTCATGCTTTGCCAAACATCGCTGAAACAATCAGACACCAATGGCACCCATCAATGAATGATAGTGGGCCATCTAAGGGCTTGTCATACATCTCGAGCGTTGAGATGGTTGATGCTGATGATTGAGTACACCCACAACGATGATGTCGCTGACCTCGTGTATGCCAAAGACCAAGAGATTGCAGTACTAAAGGAAGCATTGGCGTATGTCACTGCCGAATTGGAACGCTTAGAAAAGGAGCATGCGCGTGGGCTTTAATCTTGACGACTATGAACCAGTGGCCAGCAGACTTGACCGCTTCCTAAAGGCACACCCTGATGCACGCATCATTACTGATCTAGTGCATTACTTGTCTGATGTTTGTGTATTCAAATGTGAGCTGTGGCTTGATGATGAAATCATTGCTACTGGCTGGGCAGAAGAAGTGCGTGGCCAAGGCAATGTGAATAAGACCAGTCACCTTGAGAACTGCGAAACAGGCGCGGTTGGGCGAGCTTTAGCTAACGCTGGTCTTAGCGGCTCAGATTTCAACAAGCGCCCAAGTAGAGAAGAGATGGGCAAAGTTCAACGGATGCAGGGCGACACTCAGATTACTGAGAACAGCAACCTCGCCAGCGATAAACAGCAGAACATGATCAGGGCCGTGTGCAAGAGCATGGGTAAGGTACCGCCGGCAAACCTGCAGAGCTTTAGCAAGCGCGAGGCCAGTGCCTATATTGACAGCCTGAAGGCAGGCGAGCAACCAGCTCCTACCTACGACAGGGCTGAGGAACCCTTCTGATGGTTGACCTTCTCACAATGCTGATCATGTGCACCGCTCTATTTATGTGCGGATTCTTGCTGGGCAAAGACAAATGATTCCGATATCAGAAGCCTCATTCCTAACCCAAGTCAAAGCACTGGCATACCAATATGGCTGGCTAGTACATCACCAGGCTCCCATGCGCACACCAAGGGGCAACATCATCACTGGAGGCTCACCTGGCTATCCAGACCTTTGCATGGCACATGAGCAAAAGGGATTGATTTATGCCGAACTCAAAACTGAGAAAGGCAAAGCCTCAGAAGCGCAGCTGCACTGGCTTCGCACATTGCACCCCCATGCAGAGTGCTACCTATGGCGACCTTCAGACCTGACATTCATAGCTGAAAGGCTGGCCAGCGTATGAGCATGAGCATTCAACCGCATTTGTTCCCTATGCCACAAACAGACAACACATCTGATGACTACTGGACACCAACATGGTTGTTTGAGGCGCTAGGGGTAGAGTTTGACCTTGATGTGGCATGCCCACCTGGAGGCCCACCGCATACACCAGCTAAGGCGTACTACACCCAAGAGACTGATGGCCTCACCAGCGAATGGTTTGGCAATGTGTGGATGAACCCACCTTTCACCAATATCCCACCATGGAACCAACGATTCATGGCACACAAACACGGCATCTGTCTAGTACCTACATCTAAGTCTCGAGCCTTCTGCTCACTCTGGGATGACTGTGACGCAATCATGAGATTGCCGTACAACATGAAGTTCGACCAGGGCGGCATCTATATGCCTACAATCCTGGCCGCCTATGGTGAGGAAAATGTTGAGGCGTTGCACCGCTCAAAGATTGGCCGCGTCAGATGATGCTCCTGGCTTGGTATGCCCTGCTAATCTCCATCGGCATAGCCGTACTTTACAGAGTACGCAAGAACTAAATAGCTGGTACCTCATAATCTGGGCTTTGAGCGCCCTAAAGACTGAGGCTAAGTGAGGAAATGCCTACGGAGTGCTCAGGCCAGAGTCCGTTCCTACCTCCCAAGCCAGCATGATCTACAACTGAATACGACCACGGCCACATACGGGATTGCACTGTGTTGGTATGCACACTACGGAAGTAGGGTAGAGCTGGCGCACCCCATCACCCAAGATGACATACCTGAAAGGTTGTGGGGGTAAGTCGCCAGTGCAGCGTTCCCTAACGACATAACAAGGCGATGGTGTCCGTCCTTACAATTCCGGCAGCCTCAGCTACTCGCTGGAAGTGTGGGGGGCACAAACCTCAGAGACCGTCACGCACTGAGAGCAACCGAGCCTGCGAGGGCGCTAGTAACATCACCAACACACACCAAAGGAAAACCACCATGACCAAACGCAACAGCCCCGAATTCATGCGCAACCGCCGCATAGTCCTAGAGAACGAACCCATCTGCCACTGGTGCCACAAAGCACCCAGCACTGAAGCAGACCACCTCATAGAGGTAGATAGAGGAGGCACAGATGACCTCGAGAACCTATGTGGCAGCTGCAAAAAGTGCAACGCAACCCGCGGAAACCATTACCTCAATGCAAAACGCACCCAACAACAACACGCAAGAGCAGAACACCTCGGCCTAGAAAAAAAACCCCCCACAAACCAAAACCACGAAAAACCCCAAACTTTTTTTAGAAATACAAAATTACCGACCCCGACCCCTTTTCTGGATATCTCTGAGAACGGTCATGACTCGGCTCAAAGCCTTTGTCAATCGGCTGTGATCGTTGGATTGGGGATTGAGGAGCCTCGGCTGGTTACGCCCACTGGAGCGTTTGGTTCCTACTCGGCTTTGGTGGGGGAGTGGAGCGAGAGGCATCTTGGCCGCACTCTTTTCCCGTGGCAATTACGGGCATTGTCAGGAGCTCTCGAGCATGATGAGGATGGAAACTTCATATCTAGTACGGCTTTGATAAGTACAGGCCGCCAGAATGGTAAGACAACAATGCTTTCCGCGCTTGTTGGGTTTTGTTTGACCGAGCTACCGCGCATCTGGGGTAGGCCTGTGCGCATCATGTCAACCGCTCATGAGCTCGGGCTGGCCACTGAAGTCTTTGAGGATTTGCGCGAAGTGTTTGAGCTACTGGAAGAGTCTGATCTGGCAAAGGTCACCTGGGCGTACGGCAGGCACCAGGTCAAAATGGTTGATGGCTCGGTTTACAAAGTCAATAGCGCCACTGGAAAAAAGCATGGTGGAACATGGGACATACTTATCGTGGATGAGCTCTGGGCAATTAGTGAGGCAACCTACTTCGGTGCCCTAAAACCTTCACAGATTGCCGTGCCATCACCGCTGGCATTTCTGGTATCCACAGCTGGTGATGAATCATCTCGAGCGTTCCTAAAGCTGAGAGAGCAAGCGCTGGGTGTCATTGATTCCGGCATTCGCTCTGATCTGTTCATGGCCGAATGGAGCCTCCCCACTGGCGTGTCACCAGATGACCCTCAGTATTGGGGCCACGCGAACCCCAGCCTTGGTAGGACTATCACCATGAAGGGACTTGAGAGTGCAGCTGCCGCACCTGATCGTTCCCAGTACCTAAGAGCCCACTGCAATTTATGGGTTGCCGCAGCCAACAGCTGGATAAACCCTGGCGAATGGGCCAAGCGCCTTACCACAAATCTCGCCATAGAAGGTGGCAATTCAGTATTGGCTGTGGATAGTTCTGTGGATGACTCAAAGTATGTGGGGATTCATTGCGGCCTCAACAGTGATGGTGACATTGTGGCCAGCGTTGCTTTCACCTGCGAGACCAACCGCCAGATGTGGCGGCATATCGAGCGCCTGATGGAAGACAACCCAAAGCTCAAGCTTGCCATCACACCCACCCTTGACCTGCACACCCCAGAGCCACTAATTCGCCGCCGCTCCCTTTGGGGCTATGCAGAAATGATTAAGTACACAGGTCTAGTCAAGTCAATGATCACTGAAGGCAGGCTCCTGCACACTGGCGAAGAGATGCTGGCAGAGCATGTCAACAGAGCCACCCTTGTTAAGGCCAATGGTGCAGTAGTCCTCAGCTCGCAAAAGTCTCCAGGGCCGATTGAGTGCGCAAGGTGTCTTGTGGCAGCTGCATCTCTGGTGTCTCGCCCAGGTCAATCTGGCAAAGCAATGATGGGCTCAGCGAGGTAGTTGCATTTGCAACTTGTTTGTGCGAGACTCCGCGCGTGGGATTCTTCACTCCAAAAGTTACGACTGCTCAGATATCTGATGTTCCCGTAAAGGCTGCCGCTGGTGCTGGCGCTGCACAGATCAATGACTTCCTGGCATATTCCACTGGAGCTGCCGAACAGCGAGCCCTGCAAAACCCGACAGTCTCACGATCTAAAGACCTGCTCGCCTCAATGGTTGGTTGCCTTGAATTCCGGCACTACTCCAAACAGTGGACAGGCGAACGCTACGAAGAAATCTATCTACCGCTTGAGCCTTGGATGGAACAGCCAGACCCAAAGGTGACACGCAACTTCTTTTACTCAAATATCTTTAGTGATCTCTTCTTCCATGGCCGCGCCTTCGCCTTCGTTACCTCACGCTATTCCACAGGCCTGCCAGCAAGTTTTACTTGGTTACCAGCCGCAATGTGCTCGACACCGAACCAGACAGGCCCCCAGTGGTTCGGACCCTCAGATGTAATCCAATTCAACGGCGTTGAAATCGGAGACACGAACGATGTCATCCAGTTCCTCTCACCAATCCAAGGTCTGTTGTATCAAGGTGCTCGCGCACTATCGATTGCAACACACTTAGACATTGCAGCAGACCGATATGCCACGCTTGAAACTGTCCCTGGCTATTTGCAACAGAAGGGCGGCGAGACTCTGGACTCCGACAGCCTGAGCGAGATTGCAGCTGCATGGTCACAGATGCGCAGACAAAACGCCATAGGGGCCCTCAACGATTATGTTGAGTTCAAAGAATTCTCGGTCAGTCCCGCCGAAGTTGTAGCTGAACAACGCAAGTATCAATCTCTCGAGATGGCGCGTGTTGCAAACATTCCTGCATACCTCGTATCGGCACCCCAAGAAGGTTCTGGTCTCACATATACCAATGTGCAAGACAGCAATCGTCAGCTATATCTCTACGGAGCCAAGCCATTCCTAGAATGCATACAACAAACACTTTCAGCCTCTAATGTGCTGCCAAGAAATCGATTCGTTGAATTTGATGTCGAAGGCTACCTAGCTGAGGAAGCCCTGCAAGATGTCATGGTTGAACCAGTAGTAGATATGCCAGTAGAAAGCCCCACATGATTCACTTCGTAAATGTCCCAATCACTCTTGACGCTTCAGCAGGAGATGATGCCCCCAAAACCATCACCGGCATTGCAGTGCCCTGGGCCCCAGTATCCGCAACGGTAATGGATGGCACCAAGGTCTCATTCGCTCGAGGCGCTTTTGACCTCAACATGAAATCCCCCAAACTGCTAGAAAATCACGACATGTCAGCCTTGCGCGGTGTCGTGTCATCTCTTGCCGACATGCCCGAAGGATTAGGATTCACCGCCACCTTCGCAAAAACGGGCGCAGCAGCTGACGCAATCGAACTCGTAAAAGCAGGCGCGTACGACTCGGTTAGCGTTGGTGCTGTCCCCGTAAAGTTTAAGTACGAC